AAGGCTGAAGAAGCAAAGCCTGTGGTTGGTCTAGAGGAAACTGAATGTAATTACGTCGTCATGGCTTTCATTGTCGGCGTTCTTTTCTTAGCCGTCTCTGATTCCATCAGGGCGTAAATTGAAATTTAATTCTACCTTTGGGACTTTACACCCATTAGGTAAAATTGATTAGTAGCTAAAACTTGTAATTAGCACATCACCACCATTTTCCGTGTCAAGATTCGCGGGTGATGAAAGATCCCGTGTTATCTTTATTAATTTTCCATTGCACGCAGACACCAATTCTACATAAACATCATAAGAATAAATTCTTGCGCTATCAACGTTATATGGTGTTATGCTTATACCTCTTCTTCCTGTTGTAACTACAGGACTCCATGGGTAACTATTTGTCCCACCAAATATATTATTTGTACCGACAGCTATATCAACCGTTGATACACTTTCATTACCTGTGCCACCTTGAATTTCTAATATAATTGTATTTAAGTCTTTAACAGTTGATCCGTCAGTTCTTCTCAATATTGCTGTAATTTTTGCGTAGAATGCACCTGTTCCAAAGATAAATTGAACATCTTTAGCCAGACCTTCTCCTATTGAAAATGTTTTAGAATATCTTTTAGATGCAACATCCAAACTATTTGTGATCATACCTCCACCAACGTGAAGAGATGTTTCTGCTTCCGAGCCACCCAAACCAATAGCAACTTGTTCACCAAAATCAATAGCTCCACCTACAACTAAATCACCAGTGATTTCTATATTACTATTTATATAAGTAACTGGATTTATAGATGAAGGATTGATGTGAATATTACCGGTTGTATCCGCATAAATATTAGAAGATCCACCTGTTGTTATTAAATCAATTATAGCGTTAGATGTATGATCTTCAATTCTTAAATCACCACCGTAAACGTGTAATTTTTTAGATGGTGTAGCCGTTCCTATACCCACATTACTATCATGGAGTAAATGTATACAGTTTGTTACTATACTATTATTAGATACACCCATCACAAGACCCGTAGTTTTATTTTCGGTATTACTAAAACCTTTTATATAACCACCTTCATCTGGATTTGTGTATATAAGTATACCAGTTTCTTTATTATCACCCGGGCTTTCAAGTCTTAAAATATCTACATCAGTTGTAGCTGGAGAGTATACATGAATATTTGAAGTGATATCACTTGTCCCGATACCAACTCTCCCAATTGTATCAATACGCATATATTCCTTTTGTATACTATCACTGGTTTCTGTAACAAACGTGAGATCGCGTGGATTATCACCCTCAATGATATTTTTTATAATGTTATAACTTGGTACACTTTCTGTAGCATCGGTGGTTGAAAATGTAAGACCCGATAATCTAAATGCACCACCACCACCAAATTCAATATCACCATTGACAACTAGTTTTGTGTTTGTAGCTCTATTGTCAGCATCAGATCTATTTCCACCTACAACAACTATACCATTATCACACACAACCATTGGAATTTGATTCGGTGTATCAATATCCAAATCACCCAAATCATCTAAAATTTGATTAGGTCCATAAAAATTTTCACCCGATGATTCATACGTTTGAAATACGTGTTCACCCGCAATGTGTCTAATTCTATCGGGACCTTGATCAACTGACGTTGCATCATTACCTTTGAATATTATCAATTCAGATTTTGAATAGAGATCACCATACCTTCTTTCTATAAGTTGTGTGTTTGGATATTCATCACCTGTAATACCACCAAATATTATTGATTGTCCAACTACGACATTACCTTTAACTTCGAGTTTTTCTCTGGGTGAATCTGTACCAATACCAACATTCCTAGATGTTCCATTAATGAATAGACCAACCGAACCAGTATCATAAACTTTATTAGGGTTTTGTGTAATTCTGAAGTCGTTAGAACCAGTCACACCAACTGCCCAACCCGAAGGATCTACATCACCATCAGTTTGAATATAAGATGTAAAGGCATTACCCTCATTAATATCCGTTTGCATAGCGACAATAGCATCACCCGATGGGGATTCGTGATTGTGTACAAGAATACCATTGGTTGTTGGATTTCCCGTACCTGTACAATAGACTTCCAAGTGTGCTGCGGGTTGTGTAGTACCAATACCCACACGCCCTTCGCTTTGAAGGGTCATGACGTCCACTTCATCTGCATAGGTTTCATCTGACAAATAAATATCCAACTTTGCTTTGGACTTTCCAGATGTGTTATCATGCTTACCCATCTTAAAGGTGGCTCGCACACCATCCCGTGTCTCATTCCCTTCCCGAGCCAAGTGCATCACCGTACCCAGGTCGGTTGTATCCACAATTGGTTCAGTATTTGTGACAACAAGTGAAGAGTCCAGATGATTGTACCCATTTCTATATGTTGGTTGATCATTGAGGAATACTGTACCACCCGAAGTATGGAGTCTACCCACCGGGTTCCCTACATTTATACCAACATTACTTGTTTCCAGTATAGTCAATTTTGGTGTTCCCATTGCGGATGTAGTACTCGCGTACACTTTCAGACCCTTACCAGATCCGACAATATTTTCAATTTTGTTTTCACCAGAATTGACCAACGAATAAGATCGCATGGATGTGTTTCCACCAGATCCCCAAATATTACCAACTGTAATTACATTACTTCCTTTGACATATATACCACCATCGATCGTAAGTTTTTCATTTGGACTGGTATTGGATATACCAACATAACCTTCTGATGTAATATTAAATCTATCTTTATTCCTGGTTTTCATTTTTATGAATTGGTTTGCACTTGATTGTCTGGCACCACCAATTTCAATAGAAGACGTATTGGAGTTATATGGACCAGATTTTATAACGAGGGTATTGGAGACACTGTCTCCACCATATCTATCCGCATGAAATAAAATATTTGAATGAGAATAAACTACTTCCGTAATGAGATTTGTTGTTTCTGTATTACCCAAAACCCGTAATACACTTGAAGCACTTGTATTTGCATAAATGTGTGTACCAATTGACAATGTATCGGTTGGGGTTAAATTTGAAATACCCGAAGGAAATGTACCTGTAGTTCGAAGTGAAAACACTTTAACATTGGAATTTATAGTAGCTGGTGTTTGTGAAGTTGGATCCAATGTCAATAAATTACCAGCTTTTAAACCATTAGGACCAACAACAATCCCTTTTGCGTATACATTACCATTTGCGTACATGACATTTGAACCCACGTCTTCGAAGAATACGTTTGATCCGATACATAGGTCATGTGTGGGATACGTATTTGCAGCACCAATATTATTTGCTGTGTAAATGTCACCATATACATGAACATTAACTAATGTATCTCGATCAATGGTAAAAGTTGATACCTCTGCAAAATCTTCGGTAGCAAAAAATGCAAATTCTCTACCTCTATCACCACCAACAAAACCCATTGCAACATTTGAATACGCTCCCCCGGGTGTCATTAAAAATCCCGTTTCGTTCACACCCGCATCATTACCGGTGCCCGACATAATAATAGAATCTTCCACAACCAGATTCACAGTTTTTTTGTAACGAGCCGTTTCTGATACAAAAATATTGCCAGTAACTTCAATATTACCATTGACTCTAAGAAAGCCGTCAACTAATGAAACGTTACCATTTATTAAAGCTACGTTAGCTCCTTGGTCAAAAAACTCAATATTTGAACCTATGTTTAGGTTTGAAGTGGCAACAAGATTAGTGGAATGTGTTGTACCTATTACCTTAACGACATTTGAAGCAAATTGATCAATAATAATATTAGAACCGGGTGTTATTATTTTATCCGAAACAATAACATTTGTACTTACAAGATTACCATATACTGTCATTAAATCTCTACCAAATAGATCAACGTTTACTTTGTTAATGTCACTATTATCATTAATTTGAAAAGTCTTTGTTGGGTTAGTGGTACCAATTGATAATTGATTATCTACAAAAAAACGTGAAGCACGTCCACGTTCTTTTAGATCAAAAACAATAGAATCATCTTTATCTATAAAAAGTTTATTTGACACAGAAATACTCTTTGATGGTGCGGTATTAGAAACTGCAAATTTATCTGAAACAATTTCATCGGCTTCAATTTCTTTTGTCAAAATACTTGTGACTCCTGTAAGAGTTTCCTCTTCAATGGGCTGCGCATCTAAACTTGCAACATAAATTTGATCGAAACGTGCTGTTCTACCCATTTATACTTTAGTTGCCGAATAAAATTCCAGCCAAACCATTCTTGATCCTGAGTACATTATAGTTCAGAGCTATCAATGATAGATCTTGGTTTTCTTCCCTGAGAATACCCTTTTCAACCCCTCTTATTATAAGCTTCGCGTTATCTAGTCTACTGAAGTTACATGTACCTGTGGGGTTGTATTCCGAAGCATTTAACCCAAAGTGATATGCAAAATATCTTGTATAAAGTAAATCATCTGTATCTACACGAAAATCTGATATACCATATTTAGACTTGTAATAATTTTGAACCGTGTGGAAATATGTTGGTGTCATATTTTCTAAAAGTGGTGTACCATTTAAATGAATGTCTGCATTTTTAAAAGTAAAACGATCTTGAAGAGATGTTGTATGTTTTGCACTGAAACCAAAAAATAAGGATTTAACCGGGTGATTAAGTGTTCCTATGTCCAAATCGTTATACCCCCCTGTTTCTACGGAGTTGTCGTATACATTTGAAAGTGGGTATTCTATTTTTTGAGTCTGCGTGATTATAAAATCCATTTGTCGGTTTACTAATGATTCTCGTTCCTCTTTGTCCAAATATATATAATTGCCATAAACATTAATTCTTTTCAAAGAATCGTCATATCCTACTAAACTGTTGTGATTGAAATTTACTTTAATTTCAACTTGGTGATGTGCGAGAGAAACCAGTGGTAGAAATGCACCATGATCACAGAAAAAGAAGTGAAGTGGTTGAAAATTTCTATGTGAAGAATTTGTTTTGTTTGTAAGTTCTAATGTTTTTGAATAAGAATCCGAAAGATAGTTTGGCCATATATCCGCATAATAATCATAGTGTTGAGAATCTACTTTCTGACCACCAATATAAAGATCTATTGTTGAGTCAAAAAGAAGGTTTGATGAAACGTTTGAATATTTACTTTCACCTTCAAACCAAACACAATTTATAATATCACCGAGAACTGGTACAGTAAAAATTGGATCTTTGTCTGTGATAGTTTTTATAAATTTTGGTGCTTGTGAAAAATTTGTATGTCGTTGGAATTTCATACGAAAAAATGAATGTCCTTCTTCACTATTAATATAAATATCTTGTGCACCTTTGGAGACAAGTTGAATTAATGCACCTGACATTTATTTAATGTTCAGATTATAAAAACAGACACTTTCCCTGAGGGAACTCAGACTTCTTCTCCTCTTCCGCAACCTTACCATGTATTTTGAAACCACCTTGACGATACACTTTCATTCTCTTGTAGAACATAGCTGTAAAGAGTGACCATGGGTCATGAATGTCATAGATGTGTGGATTGTTCTTTTTACCTTTCGTCTCTCGCATGATACGACCAATACTCTGAGTTATGTCTGACTTCGGTGACGCCAAAATTACTGTATCCAGTGTTGGAATGTCTAAACCTTCATGAGCTTGACTGAAAGTTGCGAAGATGATCTTTTTCTTGGATGAAGCCTGAAGATCAGCTTCTTTCATACCACCCATGTAGAGTCCGGAACTTTTTGGAAAGCATTGGTTGAGCATCTCACAATGCCAACGACGATCACTCAAAACAAGAAGTTGTCGTGTTCCAGCTGAAGCCTTTTTGATAAGTTCAACAAGCATTTGATTTCTCTTTCTGTCTTCAACAACTTCTGTAATCATATTGGGCATTGATACTTTTCCAAATCTTGTGGACGGTGGGGGATTCCTATAATTGAATGATTCATATGTTATAGGGAAAACCTCCACTTGCTCCTGATTCTTCCTCTCAACCGCAAAGAATGTTGGGCCCATAAACCAATGAAGTACTTTTGTGAGACCATCTTTTCTTTCCGGGGTTGCCGAAAGACCAAATATATGTTTGGGACACATTTTGAAAAGAGACTGACTGAATACCTTTGCACAAATATGATGGGCTTCATCAACAATGAGAGTTCCTATGGAATCAAAGTCACTGAATGAGTACTCTTTGAGTGACAACGACTGAAGCATGGCAATGACAAAGTCACAATCGGTCTCCTTTTTGTCCTGCTGAACTATACCTATTGTAGCACCCGGGCAGAATTGTTGGATTCTCTCCTTCCACTGATCAGCCAGAAACTGTTTATGAACTACAATCATTGTACGATAGCCCAATTTACAAGCTATCGCCAAGGATACGGTGGTCTTTCCATACCCGCATGGGAGCGAGAGAACTCCATGACCTGCCTTAATAGCCGCAGCAAGAGCCTCGTTTTGATGGGTTGCGTCTCGCAGGGTTCCGACGAACTTTGCATTGGACCTGGCTGGTTGAGGACGCCTGTCTTCCTTTGGTTGCCCCACCTTAGCAATTCCGTAGAATCTTGGAACGCAGACTCCATTCTTAGCTGTTCTAAAAACTTTGAAAGGTGGTGGAGGAAATCCATAGTCGCTATTGACTTGTGGTCTTACCGTAAGCTCCTTTTTAATTTCGGTAACTGGTCCCTCGGTAATGAGATATCCCGTGCGGGTCAGCATTTAATATATTAAAGATTTGTAACTTTATATAGCTAGAAAAACAATGACTATCAACATTGATGATAATATTGAAAAAATTGACAAAATTATTACCAAAATGAAGTCGGAACTGAAAACAATGCAGGAAAAGATTAGATTCACTAAAGATGAAATTTTGAGACTTGAAGGGTGCAAAATTGTTTACAGTGGATTTAAAAATGCTGGTCTTTCTGAAATAAAATCTTCAAAACATAAAAAACCCAAGAAAGAAAAAACGGACAATACATCTAATGAACAGTTTTCTTATAAAGTTGAATCATTCTGTAGTGACGAAAAATTTGAAGCTGATTACGAAAATCACGAACAGGCGCCATTACCAGATTTTCTAAAAAAGGGGGATGAAAGTGACAGTGACAGTGACAGTGACAGCGACAGTGACAGTGACGAAGTAGTTAAAAAATGTGTCGATGGTGTTACCGTTACAGAAAAAACTGCAAGAGATAGATTATCAACGATGCAGGATGATAATCTTTACCATATTAATACTCACAGACATAAATTTACGTCTAACTGATCATTTTGACACATTTCCACGAATATCCACTATATTCTCCAACGTTCCAAACACCCATAAAATTGATATCAATTTCTATTTCATCACCCTTTATAAGAGACTGCACAGGTTTTCCTTCAACCTTACACATCACTCTCCTATATCGGAACGGAACTTTAACTGTTAGAATTAGACCATCAAGAGGGTTATCAACGTGAGCATTTTTAATGAGATGAGCTTTATTTGCTTGCATACGTTTTATGATTTCACAACAATTTTCAGGAATGACCACACGAATATACTTTTTGTCATTGTGGTCATACATGGGTTGATAAACTTTTGCTATAAACTTCATTGGTTCCTATTTTTATAAATTAGAATTAAAACTATAAGTAAAACAATTGTCAATGACAAAACTTGAGTCAAGAGTAATGGATTGAGAGGTTCTCTAGTTCCAAAACACTTATGACTGAGGGACCTTGATACCTCCACCGCTGCTTCAATACTTGAGTAGGGTGTGTTGCGGGGTGACATCATGCCACACATTGCGACATTTGGACACTTTCCAAAGAATGGGAGTTGTCCGTGAAGACTGAGAACACCCGAAGATTGGGTGAATTCCCATCGCCCAGTTTCTTCATTCCAGTTTGAACCCCAACCAATTCTGATGGACTTGGGAAGGGGTACGTCCAAACATTCCAAAACTTTGGTTCTCAATTCTTCTGGTGGACATGTCAAGACTTCTTCTGTCAAGTCGCAGATAACACACGAAACTGTCTTTTCATCTGAAAGTACAACTGGTTGAAGATTCCATCTAGTTGTAGCAGCAATTTCTAAATCATCGCCAAGATTCACGGGTTCATCAAAATCAAGAAGAACATTTATACATCCATATGTACTTTCTCGGACCTTTTTCTCCGCGTCCGGTCCCCAGTTATCTCCAAGAAACTTGAGAGCCGGACTATTGTCTAGGCATAGA